AAAGAAGAATTAGATATACTCAAAAGTCTTGAAAAAACGCTTCAGAGTAATTACTACGAAAGAGAAATTTTTAGGTATTCAATAAGTGCAGATGACTTTTCTTACAACGGAACCACCTTTGTACCACCAATCGGAGTTATTTGGAAAGATTTCAATACTAGTTTTAATTCTCCTAATGAAGACATGAGAAGTTCTATTGAATACCATGATATTTCTGAGTTCTCATCATTTTCTGAAAGAGCTATGAATTTAAGATTGAAGCTCCAGGTTATGAGAAATGCTCATCAAGAGGTTGAAAAGATGGGGGATAACATCAAAACAGCTTCAATCGAGAAAGATATCAGAAAAGTCGAATCTGAACTCATTAAGGTTGAAAATACATACTTCAAAGGAATCCGAACTTTAATTAAAGAATATATAAACATGGATTCATACGAAAATAGGTTTTTATACCAAAGAAGTAAAAATAATAATTACACTGTCAACAGTTCAGAAAAAGAGATAATCGAAGAATCGATAATGATTTAAAAATATTTGTCCCCTTCTAAAAAGAAGGGGTTTTTTTTTGAACGTTTTTCTGTCTTAAAATGTTAAACCATTATCTATTTATCTTAATACAGGTAAAACTATGAAACATTTTGAAGATAAAAATATAGGATTAGGTTTTTTTGGTGAAGAATATGAATTAAAAGTTTTGAACTTAATTATAGGATCTAAAGAAGTTAAGGGCAATGGGGTTGTAAGGGATGATTCTTTTGGTCGCAAGATAATAAATAAACTTTCTTCGGAGCATTTTACGAATTCATTGGCACAAAGGCTTGTTGTGTCAATAAAGAATCATTATAAAGTAAACAATAAGATTCCTTTCTACGATACAATCAAAGAAAGGATTTTAGCTAATGCCCAAAATGAATACGATAGAGAGCTTTTTATTGAATATTTGAGGGATATTCAAAAATCTCATATTGAAGAGCCTAAATGGGTAAAAGATAATCTTGTAAACTTTATAAATTCTAAGAACGTATTTTCTTGTTTGGATGAAATTAAAGCATTAGTTATCCAAGGAAAATATGAAAAATTTAATGAAATACCAACACTTCTTCAGAGAAATATAATTTCTGATGTAGATGAAAATCCTTTGGAGGCTTTTGTTCCTGGGGATTATCGACATTTGGAAGAAGGAGAAAGACATCCCATTCCTACAAAGATATCTGCTTTGGATTCTGATATGAATGGTGGATTAGCTTATGGAGAATTTGCATTGTTTATTGCTCCATCAGGTGCAGGGAAAGCTCAACCTCATTTTTGCAAGATTTATACTCCTAATGGATATAAAACATTTTCAGAAATAAAAATTGGAGATGAAATTTTAGGATCAGATGGTAAACCCCAAAAAGTATTAGGGGTATATCCTCAAGGAAAAAAAGAATATTATAAAATATCTTTTACAGATAATACATATACATATTGTTGTAAAGATCATTTGTGGAATGTAAAAACTAAAGATGATATTGATAATAAAACAGAGACATATCGAACTTATTCTCTTGAAACAATAATGAGAAATTATAAAAGAGGTAATGGCGAGGCAAATTATAGGATTCCAAGAATTCCTTTTGCAGATTTTAATAGTACTGATAATTTGGATATTCATCCATATTTATTAGGAGTTTTAATTGGAGATGGTTCATTAAGTGGTAACTTTGCTATATCAAATGGTGATCAACAATTATTAGATAAAGTTATTGAAATTCTTGGTGAAGAATATGAATTGGTAAAATACAGTGTATATGATTATAGAATCAAAGATAAAATTAAATATAAAGTAAATAGATTAAAAAACTTAGTAGAAGTAGAAGGACTTCTCGGAAAAAGGTCTTATGAAAAATTTATTCCTAAAAAATATTTGTTTGCTTCATTTGAAGATAGATTAGAACTAATTAGAGGTTTAATTGATACAGATGGGTATATCGGTAAAAGAGGTAATATTACATTTGCATCTACATCTAAAAAATTAGCTGAAGATTTTAGATTTCTTGTTTTATCAGTTGGAGGATATTCTGGTCAAATTATAGAAAAACAAAAATATTATACTTATAAAGGTGAAAAAAAGAAAGGAAGAATTTCTTATCATATAAATGTGTCATTTAATGATGATATAAAATTGATTTCACATTTAATAAGAAAGCAATCAAGATATATTCCAAGAAATCATTATAAAAATAATAAAAGTATAAAAGATATTTCTTTAGAGGGAATTGATGAATGTATTTGTATTAAAGTTTCCAATGAAGATCAGTTATATGTTACAGATGATTTTATTTTAACACATAATACTACATTTTCTACATATGTAAGTAACAATGCTGCAAAAGATGGTTATAATGTTCTTCAGATATTTTTTGAAGATACTGAAGAACAAATCAAAATGAAGCATGTTGCAAAGCTTATTGGTAAACCCATTAATTTTTCTTCAAATAAAAAGAATCGTAAAGTTGTAATTAAAGAAACAGATGATAAGCTCAGAAAAATAAGTGAAAAAGGTGGAAGTCTGGTATTACATTCAATGGATTCCACTGAAACTACTGTTGAAGATATAAAAAATCTTTATATCAGAGCACAAGAACAAGGAGTATATTTTCCAGATACAGGTGAATACAAAAAGATTAAATTTGATTTGGTAATTATTGACTACTTAGATTGTATTAAACCAAAAAAAAGTTATAGTTCTGGATGGGAAGGGCAATCAGAAATAGCAAGAGATCTTGAAAAATTATGTGGAAAAGACCAACTTAATTTTGCTTGTTGGGTATTTACCCAAGGAACCAAAGCTTCTTTAAATACAAAATTACTTACTGGTGAACAAATGGGAGGTGACTTTGGAAAGTATAAGGTAGCACACTTTGTAGCTTCTCTTGCAAGAACATTGGAACAACAATCAATGTGTAAAGCAACATTTTCTATTCTGAAAAGTCGTTTTGGCAGATCAGGTATCATATATCAGGATTGCATCTTTGATAATGCAAATTTAATTATTGAAATGGAGAAAGAGGAATTTCTCACAGATAAAGTAGTGAACGATATTTTAGTTGGGGCTACTGATGAGTATTAATTTTTTTAAAAAATTTTTTAATTTACTATTCAGATTGAGCTTCTATTTATTTAAACAAAATCAAAAACATGAAAGAGAAAATTTTAATCGAGAACAAAGATCGTTATGTAATTTATCCAATAAAACATCCTGACATATGGGATTTTTATAAAACAGCACAAGCTGCTTTTTGGATTGCTGAATCTGTAGATTTGTCAAAAGACCTTGATGATTGGGAAAAACTGAATGACAATGAGAAGTTTTTTGTCAAAAATGTAATATCATTCTTTGCTGCAAGTGATGGTATAGTAAATCACAATATTGCACACAACTTTATAAATGAAGTTCAATATCCAGAAGCAAGTTTCTTTTATGGATTTCAAATAGCAATGGAAAATATTCATAATTTGATGTACTCATTGTTAATTGATACATATGTAAAAGATATCGATGAAAGAGATGAATGTTTTAAAGCAATCGAAAAATTACCTATTGTAAAAAAGAAAGCTGAATGGGCACTCAAATGGATTGATTCAGATTCTTTTGCTGAAAGATTGATTGCATTTGCTGCAGTTGAAGGTATATTTTTCTCTGGTTCATTCTGCTCAATCTTTTGGTTAAAATCAAGAGGTCTTATGCCAGGACTTTGCCAAGCGAATTCATATATCAGCAAAGATGAAGCGTTACACACCGATTTTGCAATTCATCTTTACAATAACCATGTAGAATATAAAGTTTCAGAAGAAAGAATAAAAGAAATCATTCTTTCAGCGTATGAAATTGAAAAAGAATTTATAACTGATGCACTTCCAGTTTCACTCATAGGGATGAATCAAAACCTTATGACACAATATATCCAATTTGTAACAGATCAACTCTTGATTCAATTTAGATGTAAACCTGTTTTCAATGTAAGACAACCATTTGACTTCATGATGCAGATTGCAATGAAAGCCAAACAAAACTTTTTTGAAGGAAGACCTACTGAATACAAAAAAGCAGATTTATCAGGCTCAATCTCATTTGATGAAGAATTTTAATAACAAATAAACCAAAGAAATTTATGAACAAAATGGAAATCGTTAAAAGGAACGGAAGTACAATGGAGTTTAATCCATCTAAAATATTGACAAGGATAAAAAAACAATCTGAAGGATTGAAAGTAAATCCTGATGAATTATTTATTAAGGTTACTCAAGGAATTGGAGATGGTATCAGTACAAATCAAATTGATGATTTAATTGCTATCACTTCAGATTCTTTGTCACATAAGCATCCAGACTATTCAAAATTGGCTGCAAACATCTTTATATCAAGACTTCATAAGGAAACTGAAGAAAATTATTTTAAGCTTATAAAGAGGTTAAAAAACAATGGAATTGTTAATGAAACCTTATATAACAAAGTAAAGGAAAATTTTGAAGTTATACAAAAAGCTATTGATTATAGTCGTGATTATATGTTTGACTATTTTGCATGCTCTCGTTTGAAAGAAATTTACCTTCTTAAGGAAAGAGATGAGATTGTCGAAAGACCACAACATATGTACATGAGAGTTGCTTTGACTGTTACAGAAACAATTGAAGATGCACTTAAATATTACGAGTTAGTTTCAACACATAAAATTTC